ATCTGTAACTGGACTAGATACAGATGATGTAGCAGAAGGTACAAATCTATACTTCACAGATGCTCGTGCAAGAAGCGCAGTAGACGGAACTGATCGTTCCTTTACTTCTGTTGAAATTAATGAGGTTTCAAAAGAAGTTGCAGCAACAACTGGAAATATTGCAACAGCAGCAGCTACAACAGCATATGCTTGGGCAAAAGCAGATTATCGCAGTGCCAAGTTTATGGTTAAAATTAAAAATGGATCACACACAGAAGTTTCTGAACTACTAGTTACTTTAGACACATCTGATAGTGTTTATCTAACAGAATACGGAATGTCATCAACAAGCGGAACATCTCTAGGAACTATTACAGCAGATGTAAGCGGATCAGATGTGCGTATCCGTGTAACACCAGCAAACAATAACTCAGAGGTTATCGTAGCTGGAACATTGTTAATATAATTAAATAATAGGCCAGGGGAGAGCCTGAATCTCCCCACAAAAACAATTAGGGGATAGTGAACTTAATGGCAACAACAGATAAAGATTTTAAAGTTAAAAATGGATTAAATGTCGCAGGAACTGCCACATTTGACTCCAATGTCGTATTGGGAACAACCCCCCTTAGATTTGATACAACAACAAATAAACTACAAATCCAGTTAAATGGAGAGTGGAAGCCTATTGCATTTACAGAAGACCTAGATAATCAAATTGGATTTACAGATATAGGTTTAGCTATAGATTACAATGGTTTACCAATATATACAGTTCAGGCAAATGGAGTAAACACCACAGCAACAAAATTTGCTGATGGAGGAAGTCCAACAACCTCAACTTATGGTATAAGTTTTGACTCAGGTTCTTTAGTTTAAATAAAATAATGCTATACTTAGCAAATAAGGGGTAATAAAATGTCAACAGTAAGAATTCAGTTACGCAGAGGCACAGCAACCGAATGGACAAATGCTGATACTGCTTTAAACTCATCAGGCGGTCTTGTATTAGCTGCTGGTGAAATGGGTGTAGAGACAAACACCAGAAAAATTAAAATTGGCGATGGTTCCACACGATGGAGCTCATTAGCATATGTAGCAGCAGACTCACCTGCAATTAGTGAGATTGCACAAGATGCAATTAATGATGCCCTTTCAATGGGTTCAGGTTTAACAAAATCCTATAATGATAATACAGATACAATTTCTATTGGAATTGATGATTCTGTTGTAGCACTTAAGTCTTATGTAGACTCTGAAGTGGGCGGATTACAGAATACAGTAACATCAGATTATGTATTAATATCAGATGTAGGAAATGCAGGAGGACCTGCAAAGTTAGATGTAGATGGAAATCTATTAGTTCCTAAATCAAGCATTATTTTAGAAGGATCATCAGCAGATGATTATGAAACAACTTTAACAGTAACAAACCCCACAGCAGATAGAATAATTACACTTCCAAATCAATCTGGTACAGTAGCATTAATATCTGATATTGATGAGTTAGCGCAAGATGCAATTAATACATCTTTAATTGCAGGATCTGGTATTATTAAAACTTATAATGATAATAGTAATAGTTTAACATTAGAAGTAGACTCTGGTGTATTTGCAACAGTACAAGCTTTAAACTCTGTAGCTGCTTCATTAAATATTCACCAAGCAGTAGATTTAGCAACAATAAATAATTTAGATGCAACATATACAGCAGGTACCGCAGATAATGCAAACGGAACAGGTATTGGAGCAAAATTAACATTAAATTCTACAGGTGTATTAACCATTGATGACCAAACAGCAGAATTAGGATATAGAATTTTAGTTAAAAATCAAACTAACGAAATTCATAATGGTATATATGATGTAACAACAGCAGGAGCTGTAGGAGTAGCAGCAGTTTTAACAAGATCTGCAGATTACAATAATTCAGATACAGCCATCCCAGCTGACGTATCAAAAGGAGATGTTGTACTTGTAACATCTGGAACTGCTAATGGATTAAAACAATTTTCACAAATATATAGTGGAACCAACGCAGATAATTCAGTAAAAATTGGATCTGAAATCATTTCATTTACTCAAATTTCTGGAACCCCTTCATTTATTGCAGGTTATGGTATAGAAAAATCTGGAAATACAATAGATATAAATACTGAGGTAATCCAAGAAAGAGTAACAGGCGTATCAGATCTTGAAATTGGATATTTAAATGGAGTAACATCTTCAATCCAATCACAAATAGATTCAAAATTAAGTACTTCTGATGCAAATACAATATACTTTGCTAAATCCACTGATAGCATATCAAATTCTAATATAGCTAACGGTGCAGAAATAGACAAGACTAAAATTGCAGGAACTGCTATTACAGCTGCAGATAGTGGTACCGTAACTAGTACAATGATTGCCAATGGAACCATTGTTAATGCAGATATAAACATGGCAGCAGCAATAGATAAGCTTAAAATTGATGGAACTGCTGTAACTCTAGCAGACACAGCAACAGTAACAAATACAATGCTTGCAGGTTCTATTGCTAATGATAAGCTTTCAAACTCAACAATTTCAGGAAAAGCACTTGGAGAAAATCTAGAAACATTAACAATTGGAACTGGTCTAACTGGTACATCTTATAATGGTGGATCAGCAGTAACAATTGCAGTAGATTCAACAATTGCAACAGAGTCATACGCAGACACTGCAGCATCAAATGCACAGGATGCAGCCGAAAGCTATGCCGATGGACTTGCTGTAAATTATGAAGTAGCAGGCGCTGTTTCAACACACAGTTCAGATACAACAAACGTACACGGAATAACAGATACAGCACAGATAGCTCTTCTAAATGCTGCAACACAGCAATTTACTGGAGATATGGGAATTACTGGAGATTTAGTTGTAGATGGAGACATTACAATGAATGGCGGAAGCTTTACCGCAAGCGCCACCTCGATAGTAATCTCTGACAACTTAGTACAGTTAGCACATCAAAATGCAGGAAATACTGTAGACCTAGGTATTGTTGTTGGATACAATGAGTCAGGTACAACAAAACATTCTGGTATTGTAAGAGATGTTTCTGCTAATGAATGGAAGTTATTTAAGGGAGTAACAACTGAACCATCAACAACAGTTGACTTTACACAGGGATCATTAGATGACCTTGAATTAAATAATCTAACTGCAGCAGGAATTATATTTACAGATGGTACACAAACTAAAGAAGGCGTTCCTTCAAGAACCCCAATTATTTCAAAGACTGCTGACTACACACTTTCAGCATTATCTGAAAGAGATTCATTAATCGAAGTCGATTCTTCTTCAGCAGTAACAATTACAATTCCAACAAATTCAGCAGTAGCCTTCCCAGTCGGAACTACTCTTGATATTCTTGGAGTTAATACAGGCTTAATTACAATAGCAGGAGATACTGGAGTAACTGTAAATGCTACCCCAGGATTAAAATTACGGACACAATGGTCATCCGCAACACTATTTAAGAGAGCAACTAACTCTTGGGTAGTCTATGGAGACTTGAAGTCATAAGGAGAATTATAAATGAGTAAGAGATCTGGTAGAAAATCACAAGCAGCAAATGACTTTTTAGAGCCAAAACCTGTAGAAAATTTAACAGCTACAAATGTTGGAACTAATAGGGGATATAATGATGGAGCCGCAGATTTAACCTGGGAACTCCCAGCAGGATCTCCACCAGCAACCTCTTACTCAATTACAACAACTCCATCAACTACAACACAAACTACATCTAATACATCTTTTCAATTTACTGGACTATCTTCAAATACATCCTATACATTTTCAGTAACTGGAAGCAATGCTGCAGGAACTTCTGCTGCTACAACTTCAAGTTCTGTACTAATAACCACAGTTCCTCAACAACCACAAAGCGTTAGCGCTTCATCATCAACAGCAAATGAAGATATTGTTAGTTGGTCTGCAGGAGCAACTGGTGGATTAACAATAACTAGTTATACAGTCGTATCTTCAGACGGACCATCTTATACAAATGCGACATCCCCATTAACTGTTTCTGAAACAGGAGGCACAAGTCAAACTTATAACATTATTGCAATAAATAGCAATGGAAGTTCTGCACCTGCTACAACAAACTCCATTACTACAGTATCGCCGTTCTTCCCACCGTTCTTCCCGTTCTTCCCGTTCTTCCCGTTTTTCCCACCGTTCTTCCCGTTCTTCCCGTTCTTCCCGTTTTTCCCACCGTTCTTCCCGTTCTTCCCGTTCTTCCCGTTCTTCCCACCGTTCTTCCCGTTCTTCCCGTTCTTCCCGTTCTTCCCACCGTTCTTCCCACCACGGTTCCCACCGTTTTTCCCACCTAGATTCGTTCCTTATTTCCCAGCATGTCTAGATGAGAATACAATGGTTCTTACAGGAACTGGATTAGTTGAAGCAAAAAATATAAAAGTAGGAGACACCTTACTAACAGTTGATGCTAATTCAATTAAACCTGAAACAAATTCATCACCGCTAGAAATTAACTTAGATGAATTAGATATAACAAGACTAGTTCATACAAAAGTTACAAATGTGATAGTATCAGAAAAAGCAGATAGAGTGTATTTCAATGAAAATGAAGAAACTCAGTTTACTGAAACTCATCCAATATTTGTAAAACGAAATAACAAATATCGTGTAGTAGAAGCAGGATCAGTTTTAGAAGGAGACATATTAATAAATATTAATATGGAAGCCCTAGACGAAAATCCAGATATATTAAAGCTGATATCAGAAATTGAAATATATAAAGTCAATAAGATATCGCTAGAGTCACCAGCAAAAGTCTACACATTTAGTTGTGATCCATATAACTGGTACTTTGCAGGAACTATACTGACTCACAATAAGTAATATAAATATTAGTAAAGCCCCTTCGGGGGCTTTATTAATATCTTGACAGCAAATAATATATTATATATAATATATTTCTATAGTAGAAAGAACATAAATGCAATATACAGAAGAGCCAGAAAAAAATCCATGGTTTACAAAAGATAGATCAGAGTCTGCTTCAAAAAGAATTAATAGAACTTTTAATCAAATTAATGTATTAAATCCTGGTTTAGGACTAAACGTATATGAGTCTGCTATTCCTGAAAATATTTGTACTAATGCTATTAATACTTTAGAAAAAGATTTAACAAATGGATCTACGTATAAGTGGTCAGACGCACAAGTAACAAATTCAAATAAAGCAATTAAATATGCAAGAGACTGTATTGATTTTAAATTTAAACCTGAAAATTTAGGACAAAGAAATGAAAAAAATAAAGACCTTCTTGACATGCATGAGTCTATATACAATGTATTAAAAACATGTATAGAAGATTATTGTAGATATTGGGGTATTAATGTTGTATATTATGAAGCTTTTAACTTTGTAAAATATACTAGCCCAGGACAGCACTTCAGGGTACATGCCGACCATGGACCAGCGTATAATTGCACTGTATCTGCAGTAATATATCTTAACGATGATTACGAAGGTGGAGAAATAGCTTTTCCAAGATTAGATAATCTTGTTTATAAACCAAAACGTGGAGATATAGTGGTATTTCCATCAAATTATATATACGAACATTCTTCGGAACCAATGATTTCTGGAGATAAATATTCAGTTGTTGTTATGATGGATATTAATTTATTAGGACATAAGGAGAATAAATGATGAATAAGCAAACTTGGTCTTCAGCAGAAGATTTAGGTTCTGGTATTTGGGTATACAGAGATGTTTTAACAAAAGATTTAGATATCATAAATAGATTAGAAAAAAATTTAAATAATAGCACATCTCCACAATTTAGTTGGCAACCAGCATATGTTGGATATATGGAAAGAATGCCAGACTATAGAGACTGTGTTGATTTTAAATTTAAGAAAAAAGATATAGAACACGATAAATCTGAAGTTTCTTTGGCAATGCAGTCTTTATGGCAAGACTGTTATGATAGACAAGCACCAGCAGTAGCAGATTATTCAAGAAGATATAACATTAATAATTTACAATACTGGGAGGCATTTAATTTTATTAAATATGTACCAGGACATCACTTTATGGAACACCATGATCATGGATTTTCTTATAACTGTACGGTTTCATTGGTTGGATATATAAACGACGACTATGAAGGTGGAGAGCTTTATTTTAGATTACAAAATTTAAACATTAAGCCAAAAGCTGGAGATCTTTATATATTCCCATCAACATATATGTATCCACATCAAGCTAAAGTAGTTAAATCAGGAACTAAATATTCTTTGGTTACAATGTTAGATTATAGCGCAAAGTACCACACTCCAGCAATGTATGAAGATACAGGAAACTAGTGTCAATATTAACTGCTTATAAAACTAATCCAAATTCTTTTATTATAGAACCCCTTTCTGTTAAAAGAGATTGGATGGATAATACACCAGATAAACATGCTTATCATTGTTTTCCAGTAACAACAGCAAATACTGTAGGATGGACACTAGCAGCTCCAGAAGATATATCTTTTATTTGGAATGGAGTAACAGATACTTCATCGGATACGGTAAAAATAATATCTGGTGAAAAATATTGTTATACTGGAAGAGGACAAGGTAGCGTAAGTTTTCTCACTGGATTAATATTAAGATCTGAAAAAAATATAAGCGTATTATCAATCACACCACAAAATTATTTTTATGAAGATTTTGAAGTAATGTCATCACTAATAAGCACCTCATTTTTAAATGTGGATTTCCCATTAGCAATAAAATGTAAAATTCCAAATAAAGAAATTATAATAAAAGCTGGCACTCCTATTGCTACAATCCTTCCAATTTCATTAACATCTTTAAAAGAAGAATCAATAGAAATAAAACAATTTAATCCAGAACCAGATTATTATGCTAAACAAAAAAGTTATGGAGAAGCTTCACAGGTATTAAATCAGTCTGGGCAATGGACTAATTGGTATCGAGATGCTGTTGATGAAAATGGTAATTCAATAGGTGAACATGAAGTAAAAGCTTTAAAATTAAAAGTTATAGATAAAACAAATAATGAATAAAATTAAATTTGTCTCAAATAGACCATGGTTAAATAAAAATAGCATATCTAAGCCGTCATCAGCAATTAAAGAAATTCCAGAATGGTTTAGAAAAGCAGATAGATTTGCAATAAATCCAATAACTAAAGATTACTGGCAAGGCCCTGATGGAGGAAAAATTCCAACATGGAAAGCTTGTCCAGCAATTTTTGATATATTAGCAACTGGTTATGTTTTAAAAACACCATGTGATATAAAATTTTATTTAAAAAATAATAAAATGTCTGTTGAGATATCCGATAGTAAATATAAAGACTTCTGTTCTGAAAGACCTCCAATGCCACAATTTACTCATCCAGAAGGTTACTATAAAGAACATTTTGCATGGTACCCAGACTGGGCTATAGAGTTACCAGAAGGATACAGTGCATTATATTCTACACCATTTAATAGATTTGATTTACCATTTTTAATGTCTACAGGTATAGTAGATAATGATAAAATTAATTTGCCAGGAACAATGCCATTTTTTATTATTAAAGGATTTGAAGGTATTATCCCAGCAGGAACACCATACGCACAAATAATTCCATTTAAAAGAGAAAATTGGGAATCAGAAGTTTATATAGAAAATCCAAATAATCTTTATAAAAAAAATCAAGAAAATAGTAATAAATATAGAGTAAAAGATGGTGGAGTTTATAAAAACGAAGTATGGTCAAAAAGAGAATATAGGTAATGATATAATTTAATTATGGAAAATCAAAATACAACGGAATATAAATCAATAACTCCATCTGGATTTTTTGGAACAAGTAAAGATATGATTGTTGAATTAGAAAACTTTATGACACAAGAAGAAATAGATTTTCTAGAAAATTCAGCAAAATCAATAACTAACTGGGATCAAACAGAAAGCCATGTAAATGAAAATGGAACCGTCATATATGATTCAGATTACTGGAAAGATAGAGTTGCAAGCGGACCTAGACTAGATGCAACCGATCCTAAGATAGTCCCAGTAATAATTAATTTAGTTGAAAGATTAAGACCAATAATAGAAAAATTTTTTAATGTTAAAGCTGAACCTACTGGGCAAAGCATTGTTAGATGGCTTCCTGGTCAATTTCAACACCCACATGCAGACAAGGAATTACATGAAGGCCGAGATGCTGGTTTGCCTAATGATTTTCCTTGGTATGACCTATCCAGTTTATTTTATCTAAATGACGATTACGAAGGCGGAGAATTATATTTTCCGCTACAAGATGTTAAATTCAAACCTAAAAAAGGTGCTGCTTATTTTTTCCCAGGAGACATGAATTATATTCACGGAGTTACTGAAATAACAAGTGGAGTTAGATATACTTGTCCATTTTTTTGGCAAATATTAGAGCATACTGGCGAAGTAAAACCAGAAGAAAACAAAAAATATTATAGAACACTTTTTGATGAGGAAAAAAACAAATGAATTTAAATAATAAAAAAAGATTAACAGAAGATATTGTTATATATGAAAACTTTTTAACTGAAGAACAATGTTCTGCTTTAATAAAAATATTAGATAAACAGGCAGAGTCTGGAAAACTTTCTTGGACACCAATTTCTTTTTACGAGTCATATTCTTCTGTATTACCACAAGATGGTGATAAGGAAATAGAAGATTTTGGAATGCCTTCAAATATTTTTTCTGAAATTAAAGAAGATATAATTAATGCAGTAGCGTCAGTTCATGATTTAGATTCAAAAACAATTGTTCAAATAGGATACCATACTCAAAAATGGGAACCAGGAGCATACGCTAGAATACACTCAGACAATACAGATGAAAAAGGAAATACTGGACCATTTGCAAGAAGTAGATATGCTGCATTTTTATACCTTAATGATGATTTTGAAGGAGGACTTCTAAAGTTTCCAAATCATGATATAAGTATTGCTCCCAAGGTAGGATTACTAGCAGCATTCGATGGCGGTTTTAAAAATATGCATGAGGTAACTATGATAACTAAAGGAACAAGATATACTTTAGGATCATTCTGGGACGATAGAGAAGAAGATGCATACCCACAAGAAATACGTGATAAGTGGGCAGAAGAAATGAAAAAAATTAGAGAAGATCAAGAAAAAGAAAAAAAAGAATGGCAGAGTTTATTAAAAGAAGGATATAAGATAGATCCAGAAGGAATTAAGTATAGAGTTGAGGATTTATAATAGATGGAAACTTTTGCAAAGAAGGAGTTTATAGAAGACGGGTTTGAGGTAGAAGAATTAATACCTGGCGTTTTACTTGTAAAAAACTTTATTACAGAAGACGAATTAAATCAATTACTATACATCATTAATAATACACCAGAAGAAAATTGGTTTATAGAGTATACAAAAAATTTAAAAAGATTTTGTTTAGAAAAGTTTGGTAGAGACGATGTTGATAATTTGGTAAAAGAGGGTAAATTTGAAATTACTATGGGTTGGGAAGATAAAAATCTTGCCTTACATAATGATGAAATAACTCAAATAATAAATGCTAGACTAGAAAAAATATTATATAAAGCTGATCCCGAAACAGAACTTGCTTCTATGAAAACTTTACAAAGAATGCAATCTGGAGTCGAATTAAAATCTCACACAGATCAAAAAACAGACCCTTCTATACGCTATGCACAAATACTATATTTAAATGATGACTACGAAGGCGGGGAACTATATTTTAAAAATAAAGATTTTAAGGTAAAGCCTAAACCCAGATCTTTATTGGTTTTTCCAGGAACTGAAGAATTTGAACATGGAGTTTATTTTGTAAAAGATGGACCCATAAGATATGTCATGGTATCCTTTTTAAAAGAAAAAGGATTTTATGAAAATAATAAATACTAGGAGAAAAAAATGAATAAAGAAATACTTGAAGAAAAAGTTTACTACTACACAGATGTTATTGAAGATCCTAAAAAACTTATTGATGCAATTGAAAATGATAATAAGGATCCTTGGGGAGAATGGATGGCATGTAGTGGAGAAAAATATGTTTATGGTATGGATAAAAACATTTCATCAATAGACAACAATGAATCTAATAGGTACATATATGCAACACTAAAAAAAGCTTTTGATGATGTAGCAAAAGATTATGCTAAATCTCAAGGAATCCTAGACGAGCCAAAACTGTTTCCAGTATATCCTATTAAAAAATATCAACCTGGAACTTTTATGGGAGCTCATTTTGATCAACAAGAAGGAGATGAAAGACTTAAAGTTTCATTTGTAATGTATTTAAATGATGATTATGAAGGAGGAGAAATATCTTTTACAATCGCCTCACCAGACGGTGTTCTACAAAATCAAAGCCCAGAACCAGACTTTGTAGAAGCAAAAAAACATAATAGATTTACTTTTGCAGTAAAGCCAAAAGCTGGTAGCATAATAGTGTTTCCACCATCACCCCCATATCATCATACTGCACACTTAGTAAAAAGTGGTTTTAAATATATGGTCCCACAGCACTGGATTCATTAATATACTATATATTAATTTTAATACTTAAGGTATAATAGAGTAATGTCCTATAAAAGTTTAATTCTTAAAGACTCACCAGTTGGGTATTGGCCATTATCCGAAACCACTGGTACAAATATAATAGATGAATCTGGATGCAATAATAATGGAACAGCGTCAAGTTTAAGCGTAGTAAAAATACCACTAGTTTTAGACGGATCATCAGTAGCTAGGCTGATGTCAGATTCAGTATATTTAATATTTAATACATTAAATAGCTATTCTCAAGAATCACTAACGGTTCCTGGATTTGCAAACAAATATTCATCTGACAATGATTTTAGTTTAGAGTGTTGGGTATATCCACAAATATCTGACCTATCAGAAATTGCAATCCTAGCAGATATAGATAATGAAATAGGAATTTTTTGGGATCAGGGAAATATAGTTTTTAAATTAAATAGTGAAACGTTGTCATATACAATCCCAGACTTTAATCAAGCATTGCACATAGTTGCCACATATTCTGTAGACAGAATGTCTATTTATTTAAATGGAAGTTTGGCTGTATTCAAAACATTAGAAAGTTTTTCTTTTTCAAATACATCTCTTGAAATACAATCTGGACCAATAGATGGAGACGATAATTATTTTATTTTAGATAATGTAGCAATATATAGATATGCTTTAAACGAAAATCAAATTTTAAACCATTATTCGTATACTGGATACACCATACCATATCAAGTTGTAATACCAGACGACGGAGAACTTTTTGAATTTGTAGATAGCCAGATGAATAAAACTTTTACATATTCATACCCATATAATAAATCATGGGAAGGATTTTTAAATGAAGATGTGGTATTAAATAGATCAGAAAATTATATAGAAATATTAAAAACAAATACTGTTGAAAATAAAGAATTTATAATAGAAGATATAATTTCTATACCATCAGCAATACCAATGGACTCATCAAAAATAGAATGGGCTGGACACAATGGCATTTCTGTAGAAACAAGTATAGATGGAATTACTTATGAACAATGTGTTAATGGACAATCAATACCTCAATTTTTAACAAGTAGCTTTAGCGATTCAAAAGTTATTTATTTAAAAATTACTATGTCGTCTACCGACACGTCGAAGTACTGTCCAAAACTATATAGCCTAACAATATCATTCTATAATCAGCAAATAATGTATTCTAGAAATGGAAATAGCTATTTATCAAAAGTCGAAGATTGCGACGTATACCTAGGGACAGAAAAACACCCAATATCTTTTAGAAATAATAAAAATGGAATCTTGGTTCCACTAGATTCAGGATTTAAGATAAATACAGATAAGCTAGTAAAATCAATAGAATTTTTCTATACGCCATACGATAACTTTCTTTCTGGTCCATCAACTATACCAGGATCAATAATTAATGTCGCTTCATTTGGAGACGGGGAAGCAGCAAGTTATTCATGGGATAATGGATTTACAATATCCAAAACCAATATAGAATCATTATATGTGAACACAGTAGACTATACAAGCGAAACCAATATGTCATATATATTTGCCCCAGGAAATCTACACCATGTAGTAATTTCATTTTCTGACCCAGTAACTGGAGAATTAATTTTTAATATAAATCAAGGGGATGGACCTAAAGCCCTATACCAAAATCTATCCCTATATACAGAAACTTTAGACTATAATAAAATTAAAAACCACTACAGCCTATATCTAGGAAAGTCTACCTATACAGCAGAAACTTCTGCCACCAACTTGTCAGAAAATTCAGTAAATTTATATAATAATGACTGGCTTGTGATACAAAACTCATAAATCTGAACATACTCCTGACAAGATATGGACTTTAACTAAGAATAATGGTAGAATAAATACCTGATGGATATTAAAAGAGTAAATCAAGAACTAATAGAAGAGACTATTCTAGGAATTTATGTCTGGGAAATGCCAGATGGTCGATGGATAGGTGATGATGATGGAAATTTTCTTTCTATTTCATCTAAAAAGGGAAACCGTTCTAGAATCGATGCACTTGCTAGAGAAGTAAGATCATATGGAATATATGAAGGAAAACCTAAATTTTTATCTGGTAGACGTAAAATAGATGATGAAGAATTTGAATATCAAAAACAAAGACTTGAATGGGGACTTACACCAGATCCACTAGATATTGGTGTTTATAAGGATTCATTGAAAAATGGAGGAAGACCGTAATGGAATTTATTGATGAAGAAAATAATATATCTCAAGAAGTAAGTATATCAAATTCAGCAGATTGGTTTAAGTTTAATAATAAAGAAGTTACAATAGACAATGATCCATTTAATATTGATGAAGACTCATTAAAAAAAGTACACGGACTTAGTCCAGCTTTTAGACGTAAAATGTCTAGAGAATTTTCAAAACGTTTTATCGGACAAGAAAAAACTGGAACTCAACAAAATTTATTGCAACAGGCTGTAACTGGCTATGCCATGTTCGACCTAGTACAACCAGTTTATAACTTAGAATATTTATCTAAAATTTATGAAATATCTCCATATAACTATGCTGCAATTAATGCAAAGGTTGCAAATATTGTTGGATTAGGATATACATTTGTTGAAACTAAAAAGGCAAATGATGCATTAGATAATATTGAAGATCCAAAACAATTAGAAAGAGCTCGTCGTAAATTAAATAAACTAAGACAAGATCTAGATAATTGGCTAGAGGAAACAAACGAAGAAGAAACTTTCACAGAAACTTTGATAAAAGCATATACTGATCTTGAAGCTACTGGAAATGGATATATTGAAATTGGTAGAACAAGCGCTGGTAATATTGGATATATAGGACACATTCCTGCAAAAACTATGCGTGTTCGTAGACTTCGTGATGGCTTTATTCAATTGCTTTACGGTAAGGCAGTATTCTTTAGAAACTTTGGAGATCAGGAAACACCTAATCCAATCGCAGGTCAAGAAGATCGTCCAAATGAAATTATTCATTTAAAGAAATACACACCGATGAATAACTATTATGGCATTCCAGATATTATTGCATCACAAAATGCTATGGCAGGAAATGAGTTTGCTGGTAAATACAATTTAGATTATTTTGAAAACAAAGCAGTACCTCGTTATATTATTACTGTAAAGGGTGCCAAGTTATCACCAGAATCAGAACGTAAGCTTCTTGAATTTTTCCAGGTAGGACTAAAAGGTAAAAATCACAGATCATTATATGTGCCACTACCAGCAGATACAGCAGACTCTAAAGTTGAATTTAAAATGGAACCAATTGAAGCAAATGCTCAAGAATCTTCATTTAATGTATATCGTAAATCAAATAGAGATGAAATATTATTAGCCCATAGAGTTCCAATTAATAAAATTGGAGTTCCAGAAGGAGTAAGTTTAGCTTCTGCTAGAGATGCTGATAAAATGTTTAAGGAGCAGGTATGTCGTCCTGCACAAGATATTTTAGAGAAAAAATTAAATAGAATTATTGCAGAAAAAACAGATGCTGTAATTCTTAAATTCAATGAATTAACTCTAACCGATGAGGATACTCAGTCTAAAATTGATGAAAGATATTTGCGTATGCAGGTTATTACCCCTAATGAGGTTAGAATTAGAAAAGGTATGATTCCAATGGACGGCGGAGATGAGGTTGTTGTTTTAAAACCACAGCAACAATCAGAAATTAGAGCCCAAGCTGGAAATTCTAGAAATAGGACTCAAGAGAGATCTGCAAATTCCCCAGATATTTCAGGGGAGGCTAGAAATCCAAAAGGTGAAGGTCGTACCACCGCTTAATTATTAGGCAACTAGTTATTTGCCTTTTTATATATAGAAAGATAAAATTAAGCATATGAATATTGAAAAATCTTATTGGTCCAGCAATGGCGA